AGGCTCAATTGAAACAGGTATAAAATTCATACAAGAACATGAAGTTATAATAGATATATCTTGTATTAATGCAGCTAGAGAGTTTAGTATGTACAGATACAAGGAAGACAAACAAGGTAACGTATTACCGCAACCAGTAGACAAAGATAATCACTTGTTAGATGCTTTAAGATACGCACTAGAAAGAGATATGGTCAACAACGACTGGGGAATATAAAGGAGGTAAGTAATGAAACATAACGAGATAAAAGAAATATGCGACAAGATACAAAAGAATGGTTGTAATGTCGGAGAAAGATATTACAGAGCTAAAAACGACATATGGGAACGCAAGAAAATGTTATACTATAAGTCGGAAGATGACAAAGGTAATTTGACAGAGGGCATAATGGAAGACCCATATAAGGCTAACAACACTTTAGCTAGTGGGTGGCTTAAAATACTAATAGATCAAAAACTTAATTTTAGCTTAGGCAATCAGTTTACTTTAGATATAGACCAGATAACAAGGAATATCAGAAATGGAATATATGACACTGGTAAAGAAGCAAGTAAGAAAGCTATCGGCTGGGCGTATGTATATGTTAAAGACGGCGAGCTTAAAATTAAGACTATACCAACAGAGCAGGTATATGTTGAATACCTAGACGAAGAAAAAGGAATTGTTGATACCGCTTATAGATGTTATAAGATAAATGGAGTGGAAACATTCGAGATAATAACGAAAGACTATGTTGAAGTATACGAAATGAGAGACAAAGAATACGTGTTAGTAGAAACTAGATACCACATAACGAAAGGTATAGAGCTTAATGGTAAGCTGACAAATGCTGAAACTAAAGGTTGGAATAACACGCCTTTAATACCACTATATAACAATGAGGAACGTATGAGTGACCTCAATAACGTTAAAGGGTTTATAGATATTTACGATATAGTCAACTCTGACTTTGCTAATAACTTAGAGGACATACAAGATGCTTACTTTGTTATAAAAGGATTTAATGGTAGCAACGTAACAGAACTTTTGAATAATATTAAACAATACAAAGTAGCTAGAGTAGGAGAAGGTGGAGACGCCAAACTTGAAACGCAGGATATACCACATGAAGCTAAGACAAGAATGTTAGAGCTTACTCAAAAGAATCTATTTGAATTCGGTATGGGATTTGATACTTCAACAGTAGGAGAAGGAAATGCTACCAACTACATAATTCAGATGAGATTATCTAATCTTAAAATGAAAGCTAGTGGCTTTGAGAAGCAAATACAAGAGTTTATGTTTAGACTGTTACCATTTATTAATGAATACTATAAAACATCTTACAAAGAAGATGATATGCTGATAGAGTTCAATAGAGAACAACTTATCAACGAAGTGGAACTTTTAAATGCTCTTAAAGATCAAAAAGGCATTATATCAGATACGACGCTTTATAAAAGTCACCCGCTTGTAGAAAAAGTGGAAGACGAATTTAAAAACATAAAAGATGAACGTTCTATAAACGGACTATATGAAAACGCAGAATAGGTGGTGACCTATGAGTATAATAAAAAAATCAGAGCAAAGAATAGAAGATGTAGAAAGAATAGCACAAGTTTCAGAAAAACAACTTGCTAAAGCGCACAAAGAAACAGAAAAAGCAATAAATAAAATAGTGTCAGAAAATTTGTCAAAGTATGGCATAGATGATAAATTTAATTATAGGGAAATGGTGAAGTTTAACCGAAAAGGTAAAATGGATAAAGAGATAGCTAAAGAAATGAGAAAAGTCACAAGCGAAACAGATGTTATTATAAGCAAGCAACTAGTTGAGACTTCGCAATTTAGCTACTTATTCCAAAAGTATATACAAGAAACAGAATTACAAATATTTACCAATCCTAAGAGATTAAGTGAAAAAGTGGTGCTTGATATACTCAATAAGCCTGTTGCTGGGAAGACGTTAGAAGAACGCATAAAAGACAATGGCAACATTAACTACCAAAGACTAAGAACGTCGCTTACAGATGGAATGGTTAAGGGCGAGGGTATACAGAAAATGTCTAAACGAATACGTGATGATATGGAAATATCTAAAAATCGTGCTGACACCATTGCTAGAACAGAAGGATTGAGAGTTGCATCAGAAACTCAACAAATGGCTGATACAGAGCTTCAAAATTCAGGGATAGAACTTGTTAAAGAATGGATATCTACGCTAGATAAGAGAACTAGAAGCAACCATAGAACATTAGATGGTAAAAAAGTGGATGGGGTAGACGGATTATTTAGAATTGACGGTCATTCTGCACCATATCCTAGAGAGTTTGGGGTGGCTAGTGAAGATATCAATTGCAGATGTACGGTCGCAACTACACCTAAAGGATTTGATAACGAAGCGGAGTTCAGACGTGCAAGAGGCAGAGATGGGAAAAACAGAGTGATACCTAATACCACTTATAAAGAATGGGAAAAACAAAGAGTAAAGGATTGATACAATGAAAATGTACACAATGATATTAAAAAAGAAACATAAAAAGAAATTAAGACTTACTTATGACATCATGAAACTTTATGGACTGTGTAACAACGTACACGTAGAAGAAGAAGCTTACAACGTGATCAAAAATAAAGTCGAGGCACAAAAGAACTATAAAGGAAAACAACTTAAACTTGAAAACTACTTCGATATAACTTCTAAAGAAATGGAAGCGAAAGTAGAAACAGTTGAAGAACAAGAAACAGAATAATCTAAGTTTTTTGACATCGAATATATGTTTGGTGTAAAATAAAATTATAGAATCCACAAGAGGCGGAAACCTCTGCCAAAAATAAAAGGAGGAAATACAATGTTAGAAAAATTAACAAAAGCTTTAGGTGAGGAATTATCTAAAGAAGTAGAAACAAAATTGAAAGAGGCTGGACTAGAAGTCGGAGTAACAAATGATGGAAGTTTAGTAGATGCTGAAAAGCACGACAACATGAAAGCAGAGTTAAAAGCTGCTAACGAACAACTCAAAGATACGAACTCAAAGATAGAGGAGTTATCTAAAAACAGTACTGTAACAGAAGAACTCAAAGCACAACTTGAAGAAGCTAATAACAAGTATGAAGAATACGTTAAGAATGCTGATTCAAGAGTAAGAGATTTACAAATCAAAACAGCTTTAGAGAAAGGTTTAATTGCTAGAAATGCGAATCAAGAAGCACTTGATTTAATAATACCTACAATCAATACTGAAAACATACAAATAGATAAAGCAGGGAATATTGTAGACGCAGACGATGTTTTTAACCCTATCGTAGAAGCGAGAAAAACGTTGTTTGGCAAGCCAGTTGAACAAGGAGCAGAACCACAAAAAGGAACTAACCCACCAACTGACACAAGCCAAATGACAGACACAGAGTATTTTAAAATGAAAATGCAAAATTAAAAGGAGAGATAAACAATGGCAAATACATTTTTAACAGCGAATCTAATCGCTAGAGAAGCTTTACCAATTTTAGCAAACAACACAGTAATGCCTCAATTAGTGCATACTGACTATTCAAACGATTATAAAAAAGCAGGGGATACTATTCAGGTTAGAAAACCAGCAGTATTCACAGCAGTTGAGTTTGATGGAGATTTAACAGGAGAATACCAAAACATAACAGAAACTAATGTATTAGTTCAATTAAATAAAATTGCAGACGTTTCGGTTGAAGTTACATCTAAAGAATTAACGCTTAATGTTGAAGATTTTAATGCACAAGTAGTTGAACCAGCAATGGTTGCTTTGGCACAAAAGATTGATTCTGACTTAACTGACTTATATGTTGATATACCTTACTTCTATGGTGCATCAGGAACTACACCAGATGAGTTAGCAGATATTGCAGGAGTTAGAAAAGTGCTTATGAATAATAAGTGTCCTAACGACAACAACAAGAGATTAGTTGTAGATGAAGAAGCAGAAGCTAAGTTCTTAGCACTTGATTCATTAGTGAATGTTGATAAATCAGGAACTACTGACGCTTTAAGAGAAGCTAGTTTAGGAAGAGTTTACAAGATGGGTCTTTACATGGATCAAAACATTAAAACTCATACAGCAGGAGCATATAGTGCATTAGCAGATGTAACTATTACAGCGGGAGCAGCAGGGGCTACTACTATTGAATTAACATCAGCAGCAGGAGCATCAACAGCTAAATTACTTAAAGGAGATATCTTCACATTAGATGGAAACCAATATGTTGTAACAGCTGACACAGCAGCAGCAGTTGCAGGTGTGGTATCAGTTGGAGTTTATCCAGCTATTCCAGTAGCATTTGGAGATATGACATCAGATGCAGTAACATTTGCAGATGTAACAGCTAAAGCACATACAGCAAACTTAGCATTCCACAAGAACGCATTCGCTTTAGTATCAAGACCACAAATGTCACCAATGGGTGGAGCAGACAGTTACTCAACAATGGCAGATGGAACAATCAACGTAAGAGCTACAATGGATTACGATATGAATAAGAAACAAAATATTGTATCATTCGATGTACTTTACGGAGTTAAAACTTTATATCCAGAATTAGCAGCTAGACTGTTAGGATAATATTAAATGGGTGAGGGTATAAAGCCCTTGCCCTATTTTTATAGGAGGTAACATATGAAATGTAGTATATGTGGGAAAGAATTTAGTCCTAAGGTTTGTTTTATACACGAACAAACTTGCAAGCTAAAAAAAGAAGTGAAAAAAGAAGTAAAAGAGGAAACAAAAGTAGAAGTTGAAAAGACAACTAAAAAAACTACTAAGAAGAAGTAGGTGATATAAATGGGAACAACAATTTTAAACGATGAAGACAAGCCAGTCATAACAAGACCAGATATAGACGAAAAAGCACACAAAGGAGAAATGTTCTTTGTTAGCAACGTTTATACAGTGGCAGCAGGAGCAACGGTTTACTTTAGACACAAAGGGACTGGATATCATTACTTGCATTCTATAATAGATGCTAACAGTACTGGCGAATGGGATTTGAAATCATATTCTGGCACCACTTATACTAATGACGGTACAGAAAAAGAGCCTATAAACAGAAAAAGCGATAGCACATACGAACCTACTACTAAATTCTATATCAACCCAGTTATTGACGTGTTAGGTGATGAAAGGTTATATATTAAATTTGGAAGCGGAACAAACCCATCACAAGGAACAACTGGTAGTTTTTCAGAAGTAATACGAAGTGTTTTTGATCCTAACGCTGATGTGTTAATAGCTTTCACTAACAATACAAATGGTGAACAAAGTTTGACTGTTTTACTCAACGCCTTCGAGGAGGTTGAAAGCTAATGTATGAGATAATGAAAGCAATAAATAATTATTTTATTTATAAAATGGAAAGTGGAACATATAGCATAGAAACCGATGGAATAGTTGGTAACTTTGGGAATACATATGTAAAAGGTATGTATATAGTGATAAATGGCTCTTATTTAAACGATGGACTATATAAAGTCGATAGTGCTACATCTAATAAGATAACAGTTGAAGAAACGCTTACAGTTGAAAATACAGGCGAAACAATGGTGGTTGCTAATTGTAAAGTTCCTAATGAATTTATAAGTTTGGTGGCAGAAATTACTACGTGGAACACTAACAACGCTAAAAATGCTGGTGTAGCTAGTGAAAAAATAGATGATTATTCTATTAGTTACGATAAAAGTGGCAGCGGTGACACTATAAGCTGGATGAGTGCTTTTTCTTCAAGACTTGCAGCATATAGAAAAATGTATAACACTTTTGAAACATCGCCACCTAGAAATAGATATGCGAGATGTAGATAATGGCTATACAAGACTATTATAGAACATTAACCACAAGAAGAATCACCACAGTAACTAGTGGAGCATTCCCAATAGAAACCACATCAGACACAACGTTTCAAGGCGCTATAAACCAAGCTAATGCTAAGGAAGTGCAACAAGCTATGCAGTTCAACATAGAAGCTGACTATAAGATGTACTGTGATGTTACAGAAGATATTAACCATAACGATATAATAGTTGTTGACGGTAAGCAGTACAGAGTTATTGGAGATAATAAAAACACTATGCACAGAAACCATCATTTCAAAATACTTCTAAAGTATATTGGTATAGACAATGGCTAAAGTTGACTTCAAGCTTACTGAAAATTTTGATGGTGTTGAAAGAGCAATGACTAAATCTATATTGTTGTCCTTGAAGGGCATAGGACAAATTACAGAGGGTAGAGCAAAGAAACTAGCACCAGTTGATAGTGGAAGGCTTAGACAGAGCATAGACAACAATGTAAATACTAAAAAGCAATATGTAGACACTGGTACAGACGTGGAATATGCTGAATATGTTGAAAAAGGAACAAGTAGACAAGATGCTCAACCTTATCTTGAACCAGCGGTATTTAAAAGTAAAAGAGAAATCAAAAAACTTGTAGAGAGTATATTTAAGCAGGTGATGAAATGAAAAACGTACTAACACAGCTATATACATTGCTTAGTACTTACGGTACAGCATTCAGACAAAGAGCAACTAACGACACGGCGTTCCCTTATATAGTATATGATGCTAATATAACAGACACTTTGTTCGACAAAGACGAAGCTATATTGACTATTGATGTATGGGGTGACAAAGCGACTGAACCTGCAATGTATGATATAGCAGACGATATAAGAAACGACTTAAAGTTTTATAAACACGCACAAACCGAG